GGAGTTCCTGTTGTAAGTGTCGTTACACCAGCGTTGTAAACCCTCCAGATTACTTCCTTACCAATGTGCAACTTAAAGTTTTGATCGGTGTAATAGACCCAATTAGAATAGTCTTTGTCATAGAACATTCTACCTTCTTTGTAAGGTGGGGTATATGGTACCGTTGGAATGTTAAATGGTTCAATATACGATGGATTTGTAGAACTGGATACCACATATAAAGTAGCACCTGGAACAATATAACTTGCTGAATCGGCTGCTGTTGTTTTTTCTGACCAACTTGATGTAATCGTGTAGGTATTACCAGTAATCAACGTTGGTTGTTTTGAGTTGATGAGTATAGCAACACTAGAGCTATAATCCGGTTCAACAGGCGAATAAGACGAAGTAGTAGATTTTTCTGCCCAACTTGATGTAATCGTGTAGATATTACCAGTAATCAACGTGGCTTGCTTCGTACCAAAATAGGTGGATACAGAAGCACTATAATTTGGTTCTACAGGCGAATATGAAGCACTGACTGAAATTGATGCCCAACTTGCCGTTCCAAATAACGAACCCGACATTAACAACCCACCCTCAGTTACCCTAGCTACTTCCTTATTTGAGGTTGTACCACCCGCAAAAAACTTAACTACTTTTCCAGGCGTCGAAGTTCCAATGGCTAAACTTCCTTGTGAAGCATACAAATAACCATCGCTTCCTGATGTGATATTGAAAGCCGGAACGTTGTAGTCGGAGTTATTGATGCCCAAATTGACAAAATTATTTCCAACATTTGAGGAAACTACTAAATCAGCCGACGCTGCTGCACCAACTCCTTATTATCAACGGTCAGTTGGAGAAAGTTTTCATTCACTGTACCTTCAAACAACGCAACGTTAAAATTGTCCGGGTCTAACTGCTTCACATACAACGCCGGTGTATTGACTGGGTCAATCAAATATGACGCAGAGTTTACACTTACATATTTTCCGTCAACAATGTAAATCGCACTCCCCGAAGTAAGTTGATTATTCTGCCAAATAGGTACGTAAGTGTCAAGAGCGCCTTCTTGTATCAAAAGAGAAGCGGTATTTGCTTGAGTTGCGTGTGATGAACTAATCGAACCTGGAGAAAAAGAAGCCGTGTCAGCACGTAAAGAATAAGACGATGTTTCTGAGTGTGATGCAGAAATTGCATTTATTGCTAGTGATGCGGTAAAATTAGTCAAAGATGCTGATACTACTTGTTCAGCAAAACTTTGTGTTGATAAAGTTGTAATGGCCGATCCAGAATCAAAATATACGATAGAGTTGGGTGTAGCCCTGAGAATAGTTTCGACAAACGAAGAACTCGTTGCGTTTCTCTGTACACAAAATATATCGTGCGGGTTATACGTAATTGCCATATATTATTTCTTTAGAAGATATTGAATAAGCTCATCGGTATTCTATACAAATCTCCTAAAATATAAATATAGTCATTATCAAAGGATAACCACTTTTTTTCACCTATAACGGTGCTTATCTCATTAACCAAAACTTTAGGAGCACGTTTCCATACAGTTGTATAAACATAATAATATTCATCATCTCTAGATATCTGACCCATTACACCTGAATCTCCTGATTTTGTAGGAACAGGAAAAGTCCAAATACTTACAGGATGAGTTCCAGGAATAACTTCAAGAACATCAACAAATGTAACAGGAGGAGTAGGTATTGGTTCATCTTTTCTTAGATTTGGATAGTTTTGGTTTCTCCACTTTTCATCATAGTTATTTAAACTGTCTATGTTAAATCCTGTATCTACAACTTCACTTCCCATAATAATCTTTTTTGGAGTCATCCATTTTTGAGTGGTATTCTGTTTACCATTAAACTTATCCATTACATCTGGAACCAAATAACCAAAAACTTGCATATCAAACTCAGCCTTAACCATACGATCAGCATCAGTAGCTAATTGAATGGTATGAGAAATACTATCAATTTTTACTTGAAAACGATAACCATATTTATCTCCCCAAAAATCCTCTGCTTCAAAATTGATGCGTTCTACGATCTTATTCACTTGAGATTGATAATCTGCCCATACAATAAAGTGGTATGTAAATATCATATGATCAGGTATAGTCATACCATAAACATCGTTAACTGGTACATTTTGACCAATTAAGATATTAAACGGAATATATCTATTTTTAGCATCATACTTCTTCATAACTGTATATTGAAGATATCGATTAAATGTCATTCTTGCTTTGTCTTTTTCTGATGTGGTTCTCGAAAATACTAAAGCAGGAAGAATAATTTTTCCATTATAATCACGCATGAAACCATCATTCTGAATTGATTTCCATTTTTCAGGACTTGCGTAATAAACAGGAACTTTAACACTTTGGCCATTATCTGAAACAGTTAATTGAAACTTTTCTAATTGTCTCATGATAGCCGTATCAATATCATACAGGCCAATACTTACATCTTTTTGGACATCAGTATCACGACGTATTCTTCAGCACGATTTACTGATTTTTTAACATCGCTTCTAACTTTATCAAATTGAATAAAGTTTGGAACTTTATTTGTTGAATTTCCTGTCCAGGCCATATTATGGTATCCAATTCTTTATTACAATTTTTAAATGTTCTTTGGGTAATGGTCTTGTTTTTTTATATCCCAGCATGTATATATACCATACATCTTCTTTAGGAGAATAAAACAAAGCAGTACCAGTATATCTATTTCTGATTAGCCACTCAACTCCATCACCAATTTTCTTAACTTCAAAATATTTACCAGTATTATGACCAACTTCTGGCATCAATCTTGCCATAAGTTCGTGAATAAAATTAATTACTTCATCCGGCACTCCTTTTTCTGAAGTCCAAACAGAACGCATTTTTTTAGGTTCCATTATTTCTCCAACTATATCTTTTAGTTTAATCATTGTTGTCTTTCCACAAAGTTTAACTTGCTTATTCTACTATAATGTGTATTGACAATTATACTGTGGCTCTTATCTTCTATCCCACCTAAAAATTTTTGTTGAACTATATTATCACACTCAAAAAATTGGTTATTAAACTTAATAATATCTCCCACTTCAGGATAAATGTTGATAAGCTTTAACATATTCTCACGCATCTTAAATACTACCGTTTGATTTCTGTCAGGGCCAAATTCATCAAATGGTGTATCAATATCTGCTTTATCAATAAGAGCAGTAATTTCAACTCCAGGATAAAACATTTTTCCTGTTGATGGATCACTTTCACCATAAATATTTGTTTTAGTTTGATCAGCTTCCATCTTATAAAGAATTATGGTGGTTTGAATTATATCACCCATAAGTTCACCATTTAGGCTGGAGATCAATTTTAAATCTCTAGCTGAAAAAAATCTTCCTCTGAGACCCATAATTAAATTTCTCCTTTTATTGTCATATCAATTATCATCTCTATCATCATTTCTAATTCCTAAATCAAAATCATCATCACCATCGTCGGTGCCATCATCATTTCCTAAACCACTCACTATTTGTTTTTCTATATCGTCATGATTTTTCTCAAGTTCTGCTTCAATTGCTTCAAATAATATTTTTTTGGCCATAGGATGAAGAAATCTCAAATCTACACCACGTTTATTTCCAAGTTTATCATGAATAATTATATCTTCTATATCCCAATCAGAAATATCCATTTCTGAACTTTTGGGTGGGTCTTCTCTATTACCTATACTTCCAGCATAATAATTATAATTTATATTAAGTTCAACTTCCACTTGATCATCTAGTCTACACATTGATGGTATATGAATATTATCAAGTTCAAAAGTGTATGTGTATGTTCCACTTCCATGTTTAGCTACTTCTAATATTTTTCTAACTATTTCTGCCAATTTAATCATGGTAATTGATATCCTCTTTTAGAAAATGCTTTTTGTATAATTTTCCATGCTATATTTAATTGTTTAGATTTTTCTTCTCCTTCTTTTCCAACAATATCTGGATGAAATTGTTTTATCAATTTCATATAATTATTTTTAGCCATTTCTAATACTTCCCACATATATTCATCTGATCTGCTCCAAATAGATCCAGAAACTCTTGTATTAGAATTGTATTTTATTCCTTTTTTTGGATTTCGTAATCCATAAATCATTGATGGATCGACCCCCAATATATAAAGAGCAGTCGAAACTCTACTTCCAGGATTTTCCGATGGGTGAACAGAGAATTTTGATTTTTTTAAATAAATCTCTTTTAATATAGATTTTAATTTAATCATGGTTTATATACCTTAACAAATCGTTCATTATTTTCATCATCAACCCATCCGTATCTATCGATCTCATATTACCCAATGTAAATAAACAATGGAACACGTTTCAATGCCTCTTGTAAATATTCAGCTTCACGAGCACGATCTTCCATTTGTTGTTTCTTTCCAATAGCATCTAAAGTTTCTCGTAATTGTGTGATTAAAGCTTCTTTTTCTTGTTGTGCTTCATTTCTTAATTCAGCACCATCTAAAGTTACTTCAGCCCCTGGTATAGGGATTGTTTGATATTTCTGTCTAATTGCTCCCAACAATTCTTTACATATAGCTAAAAAGTATTTTCGAATCCATTGACGGCCAACTTGGTTAATCGTATTATATGGAATATTTTGATAGGGGATATTAGCCATATCCGAAACATAACTTCCTGTATAATTTGGATCAGGTTGAACAACCGAACCACTATATCGGTCATCTTTCAACATATATTCAAAATATACATTAAAAGCGTAAGTAGGAATCGGAAATAATTTAAGTTTATTATTTACAATTTCAAATGAATAAGCAGACTTACGAACCATATCATTAAATTGAATAGCTTGACCACGAAGTAAATCTTCAAAAATGGGGGTCATCAAGAATTGAACTGCTGGTGAATAAGCTCCAAATCCCATTTCATTCAATACATTAGAATAACTCATTCCTGTCATTGAAAATGGATCATAAATACGAGCGAAGGCCGGAGGATTATCATGAAAAACTCTCATAACTTCAAGTCTTTTACCATGTTCAACCGAGTCCGCCCATAATGTTTGTAAATCGTAACTTTGTTTACCAGCTACAGTTTGAATGGCACCTTTTTTCCAATCAGTGTATCCACCTACACCAACTTCGGTTCCATAGGCTTTAGATAACTCAACAAGAACGCTCATTGGAGTTCCAACTACGGCTTGGCCTGAAAGATTACCTAAATCGGATACTTTTTGACCCTGAAATACTTGAATATAGTTACGAATATTCCATTCGTTGACCTGCCGCGAATATTCTAAAACTGCACTTTCAAAACAAGAATAAAAATTAAAATCTATCATCTCAATATCAACAATAGGATATCCAAGAGAAAGTGCTGCCCATTTTGATGCTTTAGGTCCTTCTATTTGAAAATCCGATTCATGATCAAAAAACCCAAAAGGAGTACGACCAACTATAGATGAACCTGACCCTGGCCATCGTATACGGTCCGAATCCACGAATTGGGTAGATGGTTGTATTGTAGAAACGTCGTCGCTCATATTTTATTCCTTTAAAATCATACTCTTTAATATAAATATACAGATAGTATATCAAATCTTAGAATATTGAAGTCATCAAAAGCATAAATATGAGTATTTTCCTTCTATTTATTACATATGATTGGATTAAAGGAAATAATAAAGGAATTGAATATACCAAACAATATGAGAGTTCATATGTCCAAAAAGCAAACAACTCTTCTTAATATATCAATTCCACAAAAAATAAACGAACTAAAACCAAAAGGACTTTGGTATGGATTTGGAAATTCGTGGCTTGATTGGATAAGGTCTGATATGCCTGAGTGGGAGGGAGATCATATTTATCATGTAATATTTCCCGAAACTAAAAATTTATTAAAGATAAAATCGGTTCCGGAGATTATGCAGTTTACAAAAGAATATTTAGACACTAATAATGAGATCAATAAAATCTATGGAAGTCATAATAATATGAACGCTATGTTTATAGATTGGCCAAGAGTTTATAAAAAATATGACGGAATAGAAATTTATCCTTATATTCACAGAGTTCGTTATGAATTAATATGTACTATGGGTGGGACGTGGCATCGGGATGTATATGGAATTTTTCAAACGTAGAATTAAAGGAATTATAAATGATTACCGAAGGCTCTAGAATAAACTATCTCAATAAAGAAATTGAGAAATTAAAGGCTATACGAGCCAATGTTATTAAATCAACCAAAGTAATCGATAAAGATATAGTAATATCTCATATGTCTAGAAAGATAGAAAAACTTGAAAAAGAGTTGGCAAATTGGGAAAATCTATATAACGCAGCTTTAGAAGAACAAGTTCAAGCACAACCGGCAATAACCCAACAACATTTTACCTTTAATAAAGATTTTATTAATTTTATAAAACGACTAGAAAATGATGCTGCTACAGGATTTGATGGTAAAATGTGGCATTTACATAAATCTCCTGAAGGTGGTTTACCGGAAATTGGTTATGGTCATAAAATTCAAAATAGAAACGAATTAACACAGTACAAAAACGGTATTAGTAATACTGATGTTGAAAAACTTTTATTGAGAGATCTAGAATCAGCTAGACAAAAAGTTCATTCTTACATATTTTCCAAATATAAAGTAAAGTTGGTTTTACCATTAAATAAAGAAGAAATGTTAACCGAATTTGCTTTTAATTTAGGAGGTCTATATAAATTTCCTAAATTTGTAGATGCCGTTTTAAGAGATCAATGGGATGTAGTTAAAAAAGAATATAAAAGAACAGCCACGATTAGAGGCATAAGAGGAGAATTAACTACAAGAAATAGAGAATTTTATAATAGATTTTTGAAGAATATACCACCATCTAAAGCTCTAAAAGAAAATATAGAAAATTATACACCGATTGGTAATTGTAGAGACAATGAACTTATAGATAATATATTCGGAAGTGTATCCGAATTTGCTAGACAAATAGAAAAATTTGGAGATAATTTTTTATATGATGGAATCAAAATTACATACGATCCTAAATCTGATATACATACTTTTTGGAAAAAAGGTGGAATTACCGAAAATATTAACCCGGTGATTTTAGAAGGCGCTGTTGATAAAGCAGCAGAGGATTTCGTAAAGAAAATTATAAAAGGTACAGAATGGGAAGGCAAAGTATTCATCGCTGGTGGATATGTCCGTGATGAATTCATGGGAAAAGACCCAAAAGATTTAGATTTACTTGTAAATGCTCCAAATGGAGGATTTGAGTTTGCTAAATGGATTACGAGAAAAACAGGAACTTATAAAGGACCAGAAGTAGACCCCCCTATTCCTCCTGAACCTGATATTAATTGGAATGAAGAAGGAATACCAGCAACTCCTGAAGAACAAAAGATTTTTGATGATTGGTTAAAGGAAATAGGAAAAATACAAAAACTATATACTAACCCTGTTATTTTCCCTAGATTTGGAACCGCTAAGTTTAATCTTCGCCACATTATTCATAATGGTATTGATTTGAGTGACATGGATATTGAATGTGTAATGCCTCGTAAAGAAGAATACAGAAAAGGATCTAGAAAACCAAAAGTGGTTGCTGGAACTTTAAAAACCGATGCGGAAAGAAGAGACTTTACAACTAACAGTCTTCTAAAAGATTTAACTTCAGGAGAAATATTAGATTTAACAGGAATGGGAAAAGCTGATATTAAAGCTGGTATCATTAAAACAGCTATAGATCCAGATCAAATCTTCAAAGATGACCCACTCCGCATGTTGAGGGCAATTCGGTTCACTGTCAAATACAATTGGCAACTTCCAATGTTTATGATAAGAGCATTAAAGAAAAATGCTCCTCAACTTAAAAATATTTCCCAAGACCGTATTCATCAAGAGCTGAATAAAATGTTAGTAACGGCGTATCCTGATAAAGCCATTGAGTTGATGAGAATTACAGGTCTCATGGAGTATGTTGCTCCTGAATTGTTAAAACTCTATAAACTACAACAAAATAAGTTTCATAAAGATGACGCGTGGAAACATACATTAAAGGTTCTTAGAGAAACACAACCAATATTATTACAACGATTGATAGCACTATTTCATGATATTGGTAAGTTTGCTACCAAAACGGTCACGGATACAGGGGTTCATTTTATTAAACACGAAAAAGAAGGTGCTGAGATAGCAGCACAAGTAATGAGACGACTTAGTTATCCAAATGAACTAATTGACGCTGTTAAAGCTGGAGTTCGTTATCACATGAAATTAAAGCACGGTGGAGATGAAGCTAATATCTCCGATAAGACACTAAGAGAACTTTCTCAAGCAGTAGGAGAAAATCTAGAAGATGTATTATCTGTTATTCATGCTGATAATATTTCACATGCTGATGCTTCTTCAATGCCAAATCAAATATCTAAAGTCCGAGAACGATTTAAAACATTGGTAATTAGACAGAATATAGAAGGTAAAAAAGAAAATCTTCCTATTAGTGGAAAAGACTTATTAGATATGGGAGTTCCAGAAGGAAAATCAATCGGAAGAATAAAAAATGTCATTAAAAAAGCAGTTCTTAAAAATCCTAATCTTTCCCGAGAAGAAGCAATAAGAATTGCTGGAAGGGTGATGGCAACATTACTTCGAAGGCAACCTTTAAAAGAGTCCATTGATCTTCCACTTGAATTAGAAAGAGAAGCTGAAGGAGTAACCAAGGCAGCAATAGGGTGGTTATATTCTTCTCTTTTTGTTACGGCTTATCACAGACTTGAAACAAAAGAAAGACAACAAGAAGCATCGGTAAAAGCTCTTAGTAAGTTTCCATTAGTTGTTAAAAAATTTCATGATACAGCAAAACCAGGAAGTCAGAAATCTCTTAGATTAACTATTTATGAAAGTTTTACTTGGGAAAATCTTAAAAAGAATATTCAT